AAATCCCACCTACTTACGATCCACAAGGCCTGTTTCAAACATGCTTTTATACTGGAGCATTCTTAGAGGGTGGTAAGACTTTTGAAATAATTGCTAGTGGTACTGCTAGAGCTCTAGAGGCTAAGCCTATCACACAGCCACCGTCAGTTAATCTTGCAGGCATTAACATGACACCGTGTACATTTGCAAATGATGTAACATTTATTAGAGAATATGCAGCTGATAGCACAGGGTGGCCAGAGAATCAAGTGACTACTGCAGAGTTTAAGTGGGAAGCCACTTATAGATTTACAACACAACCTACAGGTGCAGATCAGAGGATTAATGTGGGCTACGCGTTATACTCAAATGACAATACACGCGACGAATCACAAATGGAATTCATAAACACAGAGATAAAGATCTATGAGTTGTAATATAACAGCAGGCATTAGCACAGGATGTAACGACCAAGTAGGAGGGATCGTAGGTATACACTACTTTCAATGGTACCCAGACTTAGTAGTCGAGAAAGACGCTAACGGTGTAATTATCAGAATCTATAGAGCGAGTCTCCCTGATGCCAACATACTATGGTATTTTATCCAAGCTGACAACAGCATGGGTAGTGTAACAGAGACCTACAACGTTGGAGGTACTGGTAGTATCTTAGGGTTCCATCAGTCAGCCAGCTTCTTTATACCAGAGACTGCTACACCTAGCGCTAATGATCCTACTCAAAATCTAAATGAATTTGTAGAAATACTAGCTGCACAGAATAACCTAGTCATTGGTATAGAGACACAGGATAACGGGCCAATGGAATCATACTCACGAAAGTGTTTTGTCTTTGGCCTAGAAAGACCTGCGTATTGTGCAAGTGGTAGTAAGGAGTCAGGTATTTCATATACCGATAACAACGGGTATAATCTAGAACTTGCAGCAGACTCTAAGGCACCAATGCAGGAGATCGCCTATATGGCAATGCACTCTAACAATCTAATAGAAAGGTTGTACGTACCTAATGGTGATACCGTATGGACTACAAATACTATTTGGAACTTAGATGATGTTGCCGAATACGAAGGTGCTAATATTACTCTATATGATCCGCCAGGACTACCACTACTAAGACGTAGTCTAATTGCACAACCAGGTGAAACAGTTAGCTATGAAATACTAGTAACAGTCGACTGGTCAGCAGATGCATTTAGTGGTACTACATTCTTACCAGAATTATCACAAAACCCAAGCTCGCTTGGAGTCTATACTCTAGACACTACAGCATACCCGCTACCAACAGCACCAGGAGTTGCAACGCTTAAAGGTAAGAGTACGTTTACAAATAATACTAATGCACCAATTCAAAGTGAACCGGTAGTACTAAGAGGTGCTACACCTAGTGGCATAAACATGAACACACCACCTTTCGTACCCTATCTTCAATTCCTAACAATAACTAGATCAACATGACAGTAGACGAATTCGAATCAGCACTCGGTGACTTTGGGGAAACAATGCAGAACCTTAGTCCGATACTTACACAAATAGGTGGTAGGCTAGTAGACCAGATTAAGGCCGATGCACCAGTAGACTCTGGAGCACTTAGACAATCTATCAAGGCAGTTATAGAGCAAGACTCTCTTAGCATTGAGATGATGTACTATGGTATCTTTCAGAATTACGGAGTAGATGGCATACAGAACGCCCCAGCGCGTGAGGTACCTACATACGGTGTAATACAACCTGCAGCTGGTAGAAGGTTCGGATTCTCAGGTAACTATGATATGATCGGAGGAGATCTAAGCTTCGGTGCAAGAAAGGAAATATATAAGATGGGACTAAAGCCACAACGTTTCTTCGATGTAGATATAATAGCCGGAGCGATAGCAGATGGCGTGGCACAACAACTAACAACAGAATTTTAACTATGGCTTCAACAGTAACAATATCACAATCCCCAGGCGACTACAATCTAGCGTACGGTCCTAACCCTGTTACTCTAAGTAATTTAACTACTGGTGCTACTAAGTATGTACTACAAGTTAGAACAGTAGGTGGTGACATCCTAGCTGATATTAGACAGACAGCTAACGCACAAGGTAAGGCTATCTTTGATATACAAAATATCTTACAGACTTATGTACACGTGTCACCTATTAATACAGAACAATTAGGCTTAGGTAGTATTTCACCTGCTAACTTACAAGATAGCACACAAGAAGTAGAGAGATACGTCTTAAGAATAGGTGATGAAACTAATGGTACTGTAGATCTAGTCACCGCTAGTATGGGTCCATATAACGTAATAGGTGGTAAAAAACCATGGTATGATTTAAATTGGGCAGAAGGCCCTTATCAAGGTGCAATACAAGGAGATGACTCTAACCCTCCATGTACTAATGTATATAGCAATGGTCAACCCTTAACTGATTACACAGAATATATTTTAGGTAGTGAACTAACCACAATGGGTGTAGCAGCTCCTAGTTCAATTGGTATTAATACCAGAGTACAAATACACGATGTATTCCAAGATGACTTACATACTGTTAGTTACTTTAATCCACTATACGTAGGACTACCGACAGCTGCATCACAAGCACAGGGTATCGAAGGTTTTAGAATCACCACTTATGAATCAGATGGATCACTTGTAGATGATGTTATTATACCTAATATAGTAGCTAATGGAGGTGGACCTAATACGGCCTATGGAGGTGGTAACATACCTAATAATAATTCAGCAGTAATTACAGGAGGTTTCGGTCCTCAGAACTTAAGTAACTTTACATACACTGATGGCGTATCAACATATACTTTTACTCTAGATCCAGCAGTCTCATATTACTATGTACAAACAGTAGCCTACACACCAGGTACTTGTTTAGCTACATTTACTGGTTATGCTGATGAATCACTACATTGGGTACAGATGTACAGAATCTATGACCGTGGTGTAGCCTTTAATAACTCAGGGTGTTTAGACTATGATCGTATACAATTCTCATGGTTAAACTCATTTGGCTTTAGAGACTACTATACATTTACTAAAAAGAATGTGAGATCAACTAAGAGACGTGCCAATAATTTCCTAGCTAACACTGCAGACTACAATGCTCAACTGTATAGTACAAGTACAGGCGCACGCGGTTATACAACATACTCACAAGAGATCCAAGAGACTTTTACAGCAGAGACAGGTTATATGTCAGATTCAGATGCAGATTACTTAGAAGGCCTGTTTAACTCACCAGATGTTAGAGTACGTCTGGGACAAAACGGACCACTAGCCTATGAAGCCTACTTCTTTGGTTGTAATGTTACAAGTGCCAGTTGGACTGAGAAGTCATATAAGAAAGATAAACTATTCCAATACGAAATTAAGTTTAAATTAGCTAATAACGTAAAATCACAAAGAGGATAATATGATTCAACTTAAAGTATATGATAGTCAAAGTAAGACTAGTCAACATTGGATAGATCTTTACGAGACTCAGCCTATTAAATTAAATCTGTCTATTGAAGATATTACAAACGCTGAGGCTAAGTCGGTATTCTCTAGAACATTCAGGGTACCCGCGACTTCAAATAATAATGAGTTTTTTAATCATGCCTTCTTAATTGATGGTATTGACTATGATGTAACTGTAAAGAAACCAGCAGAGATTATAGTAGATGGTGCCGAGTTTAGACAAGGCCATATTAGACTACAGCGTATCTTTATTAATGGAGCACAAGATAAAATAGACTATGAGATAATTTTCTTAGGAGAGACTAGAGACTTTAGCTCTGCTGTTGGTGACTCTGCTATGTGTGATCTTAATATCGCAGCCCTATCACATACAGTTAGCTTTCAGAATATTGCAAAATCATGGTCAGCATACCCTAGTGATTATATTTGGAATGATACTACAGATGAATTTGATTCTCAAACACCTACATTAACTTCAGGACTTAAAAACGGTGATATTGTATATCCACTAATTGACTTTGGTAACTCATACGATGATAATGGTGCTGTTGAACAGGCTAGAATAGGCTTAGACGGTTCTAATAACTTTACAGTAGGTAGTGGTGGAGGTACTTTTAATCCTCTTAAATCTCTATCTCTTGACAGGTTTAAACCGATGATTAGAGCTAAACGTCTAATTGATGAAATATTTGCTAACGCTGGTTATACATTTACTTCAATCTTTTTTGATACTGATTTATTTAAACAAATATATGTAAGTGCGTTTGGTAATGAAGCTGCAGTTAGCCTATCATTAGAAAGTAATTCTACTAATACAATGGTAGCTAGTACTACTCAAACACAACAGGCTAATGATAGTGTTGCAGTACCTGTTAATATACAGGGTACTGTAAATGATCCTAGTTCTGGTAATACTAATACTTCAGATGGTAAAAACTATCAATACCCTGGTGCTGCTAGTTACTATGTAGCTCCAGTAACCGGCCAATATATTATTACAGCATCTGCTAACTGGACCGCATGGTTTGACAATTTCTGTTCTTTCCCAGGACAACCGGTTGCAGGTAGACTTAGCCTAAGGTCTTTAACTGGATTGACTACTTACGCCACAGGTGCTTTTGCTGGTGGAGCATACGCTTCTAACATTACAGTGTCAGGTAGTATTACACTAAACGCAGGAGATATTGTGCAAGTGTTTATGGAGACGGAATACTCAACTTGTCAGGCACAAATTAACAGTGCAGAATTTAATGTAGTTGCTGCACCTGGTAATGCATTACCTACATCATCTTTAGATTGTAGCTATAAGCAAATAGATTTTATTAAAGATTTACTAACTAGTTTTAGGCTTGTAATGAGTCCAGATCCTACAGATGCAAGAAACTTCATTATCGAACCGTTTGTTGATTACGTAGCGTCTGGTGATCTCTATGACTGGTCTGATAAACTAATCAGAGACAAAGACTTTATTATTGAACCTCTATTTAACACACAATCAGATGAAATAGATTTTAAACATGAAGATGATGGTGATTTTATTAATATCTACCATACTCAAGCATATAAAAATGCATTTGGTTATTTACAGTTTGATAGTGGTAACGAGTTACTAAAAGGTACTAGAAATATAGAAACTAAATGGGCGCCAACTCCTGTTACACAACTACAAGGAGCTGGTAATACTTCTAGATTTATTATACCACAAATACACGTACAAAACTCAGGTGATGCTGGAACAGAACACTTACCAATTAAACCTAAGACTAGATTCTTATTCTATAATGGTTTAGAAGAAATCTTAACTAATTCTAGTCATTGGCACATGGAAGGTGCTGAGCCTACTGCGCTTGATTACTATCCATTGGCTAGTTACTATAACGAATGGCCGATGACAGTAGATTCACAAGTACTAAACTGGAATGTAGATGTACCTTATTGGGGAACTAACGTAGGTGGATATAATGGCTTAATAACACAGAGAGACTTATATAACACATATTGGTCTGGTTATATTAATTCATTATATGATAAGAATGCTAGAAGAGTTACTGCATATTTTACACTAAACAACGTAGATCTACAAACATTCTCATTTGATGATGTTATTTTTATAGATGGTGTTTATTATAGACCTGAAAAGATTAATGATGCACAAATAGGTGTAACAGGACCAGTTAAAGTACAATTAATTAAATTACTTAACTATGTACCTGTACCTATTGCTACTGATGCTTTAAACTATACAATTACACCAGCAGGACCTGGTTGTTTCGGTGGTAGTGACGGTCAAATCACTTATGTATTTAGTAACCCTGTTGCATTCCCAGTTACTTGGTCAAGTTCATCAGGAGATACTGGTACGTTTAATATTAACCCTGGTTTAATAGATAATCAAACACCTGGTACTTATAGTATTACAGTAACAGACTTTGAAGGTAGAACTGCAACAGATACTGTAGTAATACCACAAGCTAGTGCTGCGCAACTTAGTGCAACTTTAAATATTACAAACAACTCTGATTGTGATACCGCAGATGGTGGTGTAGTAGTTACGCCAACAGGTGGAACTGCAAATTACACTATCTTATGGAATGATGGTAGTACTAACTTTACAAGAACTAATTTAGCTATTGCAACATACACATTTACTATTACAGATGCAAATGGTTGTACATTCTCAGGTTCAGCATTAGTAAGTTGTCAAGTAATTATTCCACCAGGAGATATTTCATACATTAGAGAATACTACGTAGGTGGTCTATGTCAAGGTGAAACTGTTGGAGAGAGTATTGATGTAGTAATGGTTAGAGTTAACTCTGGTAATACACCAGCAGAGCCTACAGATGGTTTCTACTGTTATGATGGCGATTGGGCTTCATTACAATCACAATATGGAACTGCACAAAATACTCTAGTTCTTATGGATCAAGATAATACATGTAACCAATCAGACTGGTACTATAGTGCAACTAGTTTTAATGATGCATTAAGAAGACCGTTTGATGGATGTTTCTGTCCTAATACAAATGGATTCTCAGGACAAATACAACTAATCGGTACTAATCCTTACATCTTTGTAGCACAGACCTAATGAGATTAGGAGATGAACAATTCCATGAACACATAGCCGCCATTATGGAATTAGATTGGAGAGATTACGATCTCACAATCTTTGGTGGTATTACAGGTGATTGGGACACTCCAGATATAGACGCATGTATCTGGGGTGTTTACGACCCAGAGCATATTATCTACTTATTAACAGAGATGAAGCGACTGGGACCATGGGATGCATATTACAGTACGCATCCAGACGGTAAAGACTGGGATAATACTAAATCTCCAATTACTGTTAACATGGCAAAGCATGTAGATAGAATTAATAGTAGAGCCAATGCAAGATTTGGCGGTGTATGGCAAGAAGGTCTCTATTGGTTAAACTTTAGATTACCAACAAGAAAAATGAAACAACGAGGTAGCGCCTATAAATACGGTAAACCTATCACGCTAATTCAAAATGGACAACAATTATATTTCTAAGTAGATATGGCACAAGAAGAAGTTAAAATTACATTTACCATTGATGGTATTGAGAAAGAAGTCAAATCTGTAGAAGAACTACAGAAAGAGATGAAGAATCTTGGTAAAGAAACCAAGAAGGTAGCAGAAGAAAACTCAATACTAGCAAAAGGTAAGCAGGCTTTCGCAGATATGAAAGCTGGCATCAAGGGTGCAACCGCAGGATTCAAGGGACTAAAAGGTGCTATCATGGCAACTGGTCTTGGAGCTCTGTTAATTGCACTTACATCATTATTTGCATATTTTAAGAATACCGAAGAGGGTTCACGTAAATTAGCAATTGCTATGGAAGCCCTAGGTATCATAACTGGTAAAGTTATGGACTTCTTTGCGGCATTAGGTGAAAAGATAGTATGGGCCTTCACGTCGCCTAAGGAGGCGCTGACTACATTCATGAATCTGGTTAAGGAGAATATCATTAACAGGTTCGAAGGTCTCTTAGAACTAGTCCCTAAGCTTGGTGAGGCGATCTCATTACTATTTAAAGGTCAGTTTAGTGCAGCTGGTAAAGTAGCCACAGATGCATTAGGTAAAGTAGTACTTGGAGTAGAAGATGTTACAGATAAAGTGGCAAGTGCTACAGAATCTGTTATTGAGTTTGGTAAGACTGTAGTTGCAGAAGTAAAAGAGGCAGTAGAAGTAGCTGGACAATTAGTAGATCAATTTAGAGGTATTAGAGATGCACAACAGAAACTGATAGTTGATAATGCCCTACTAAACAAAGAAATGGAGACTCAGCAGAAAATAGCTGAAGATACTAATAGAACTTACGAAGAAAGAAAGGAAGCACTAGAGAAAGTAGGAGAAGCACAAGTAAAATTAGCAGAAAACTTAGCAGAACAAGCCAGGTTAGAAGAGGCAAACCTAAGATTACAAATTTCACAAGAAAGTAACTACGAAAAGCGTGAAGAACTAGAAACTTCACTTGCAGAAGCAATTGCTACTCGTATTGATGCAGAAACTGCATTAGAAACACGTAGATTAGATGCACAACGTATTACTGCAGAGTTAGAGAACGAAGAAATAGCTAGAAAACAGACTATTAGAGATAAACTGGCTGAAATGGAGCTAGAAGACGTAGAAAATGAGTTTGCAAGAGCACAGGCCGAGTTAGAAGCCGCACAAATTAAAGATCTAGAAGAATTAGATAGATTAAAGGCTACAGAAGCAGAAAAAGATAAAGTAAGAAAGTTTTATAGCGGTAAAACTAAGAAACTAAAGAAAGAAGAAGCAGACTTTGAGAAGTTAATGCAAAAGCAAGTTTCTGACGCTAATTTACAAGTGGCTAGCCAAGCATTAGGAGCTGTAGCTCAATTAGTTGGTGAAAACAGTACAGCTGGTAAAGCTGCTGCAATTGCTGCCACAACCATTGACACATACTTAGGTGCGCAGAAAGCTTATACCTCACAGTTAATACCAGGAGATCCTACCTCGCCTATACGAGCGGCTATTGCAGCCGGTGTAGCAGTTGCAGGTGGTCTTGCTAATGTTGCAGCTATTGTAAAAACTAAAACACCAGGTACTGGCGGTGGTGGAGGCGGTTCTACACCTAGTAGACCAACTATCCCACAATTTGATCCAACTGCCGGATTAGCACAAGCAGCAGGTGATGTAGACATTGATAATCAAGTAGGACCTGGTTCTGAAACAGCTCAACAGAGTGGTGGAACTATTAGAGCCTATGTAGTTGCAGAAGAAATGACAACACAACAAGAGGCTGACGCAAAAATTAATGACCTAGCAAGGTTGTAAGATACATACATTATGAAGAAAATAGTAGAACTTTTAATTGATTGGGATGGCGAAGAATTCGGAGATGAACTAATGGTCGATGTAATGTCGCTCGTAGATAAGCCAGCAATTGGAATAGATTGGATGGCTTTTTCAGAACAAGAATTAGAATTTAGAGAAAACCCAGATTGTCCAGATGGATTTGAACATCAAATGCCTGATGGCAGTTATATGTGTGGTAAAGAGCATGGGTACCATAAGTTTGTAGAACCTAAATCAGGAGAATCAGAAAATGATTTCATTGGTAGATGTATACCAGTCTTAAAAGGTGAAGGCTATGACGAAGATCAAGCCGCTGCTATTTGTTATAGCTCATTTGAGTGTGAAGACTGCTTTGACTTAGAAGATGCATGTTGGCCTGGTTATGAAGCAATTGGCATGAAAGACAAAGGCGGTAAGAAAGTACCTAATTGCGTACCAATAGAAAATGCAGAATTTGACCAAGAAAAAGCTTGGGCAATGGTAATAGAAATGGCTGAAGAACTAGGTGAGACTGTAGATTACGAAAAGGCCATTTACGTAGATGTTGCTAAGACTAACTTTGAGAACATCGGTGATTATGTTAAAGGAATAGGTGCTTTAGATATTTTAGGTCGCCAGGACCTAGATAACGAGCCAGAGATCAAATATAGATACGCAGGCAGTCTAGCAGCACAGAGGAATTTCTGTAAAGCTATGGTTAGAATGAATAAACTGTATACTAGAGATGAAATTAACGAAATGAATTCTAGAATCAATACAGGATTTAGACACAATGGTCAATCCTACAGTATTTTTGATTTTAAAGGCGGCGTTAACTGCAATCATTACTGGGAAGAACTAGAAGTTTACAAAGACGGTAGAGAAACTGTTATTATGTCAAAAGGTAGAGCATCAGGTAGAGCAGGTCAAGTAGCTAGTTCATCTAATAACTACTGGAGATACCCTGGTACATTCGCATTCTCATCTGATGACGAGATGATCGTAACAGGACCTGCGATGGTAGCACGACAACTTATACTAAGAAAAGATGAGATGGGTAATCCGTTTCACGTATACTTTAGTAAAGATACTATTAAGAAGATCGCTAGAAAGTTCTTCGAGTATAACAAACAAAACAATACCGATATAAATCATGACGATAACATCAGTACTTCTAATACTTTGCTTGAGTCTTGGATTGTGGAGGACCCAGAAATGGACAAATCAAAAGCTATGGGCTTTAATGTTCCAGCTGGAACGTGGATGGCTTCATATAAGATCAATGATCAAGAAACTTGGAATAAAATTAAAAATGGAGAGCTTAACGGTTATTCAATCGCCGGTAACTTTCTTGAAAAAGCTGCTAAACTATAATGGACGAAATCAAAGACTCAGTTGCGAATGCAACAACACTTGCGGGAGCGGGAGCTGTAATTGTAGACTGGAACATGGTGATGACAATGGCTCTACTTGCAACAGGGATAATTCTGAATGTTGCAAGAATAATTGAGATAAGACGTAGAGATAAGAAAGACTAAAGCATATAGAAATCAGGCCTAACCATACGGATAGCGCCTCGCTCTGCTAAGTCTCTTAATTCCCATTTACAATCTTCTTTAGTTTGGCTAGTAGCCTTTTGAAAATAGTTGAAGTGTTTAGGCTCTTCAGCTTTTCTAGCTTTATAGCAAATCCTTAATATAATTAATTGTGTACTTGTGATTTGGCCATTAAATTTGGCCCTTTGTACAGCTTTCATGTAATCACTAAGTGTGGGTAGTTTAATAAGTTCCATATTATTTTATTTATTATACTCATTATACTAACTTCTGTCAATTTGTTTCAAATACATATTTCTAAGTGTCAGGCATAGGTCTGATTAAACTAAATAAAAACTTATACAGTATATGAATGTAAATGAAGCAATCAGCAAGCTACGAGTAATGCTTGGAGCTGCTACTGAAGAAGTTAAAGAAGTTTCAAAAACTAATATGGCGGAAGCTACTTTAGTTGATGGAGTAGAAGTGTACACCGAAGGTGAATTACAAGCAGGAGCAATCTTATTTGTAAGAGCTGGAGAAGGTGCATCAGAAGATCCATTCGCGCCGGAAGGCAAACACGAAACAACTGATGGTTTATTAATCACTGTAGGTGAATCTGGTGAAATTACTAACGTTGAAGAAAAGTCTGGCGAAGAAGAGTCAGTATCTGAAGCTGAAGAATCTTTCGAAGAGGAAGAAGAAGTAATTGTAAAAGAAAAAGATTTTGACGTAGAAGGGTTACTGGAAGGTATCGCTGGTATGTTAGAGCCTTACACTGAAGAGATTAAAGAACTTAAAGAAGAACTTAGTGTTTTAACTTCAAGATTTAACGAAGTTGCAGATGAACCTGCAGCAAAAAAGGTTGCCAACACCTTCTCACAAGAGGCACAAAACAGAGCTACTACAGCTGAAGCAAGATTTGAAAGACTTGTATCATTAAGAAAGAGTAGAAAATAAACCAAACAATTAAAAACAAAAACAATTTATTATGGCATTTGATTTAACAGCACTTAGTGTGTACACAGATGAAACATCAATGGATTTAATTGCGAAGGCAGTATTAGAAACTGACTTAATGTCTTATGTAGACTTAAGATCAGGACTTTCTGCTGGAACAGTAGCAATCAACTTAATGGACGGTGACTTAAACGTTGCTGATCTTGCATGTGGTTGGAATCCTTCTGGTAATGTAGATTTCTCACAAGTAGACATCACTATCAGAGACAAACAAGTAAAAATGGACTTATGTCCAGAAGACCTTAGACAATACTGGTTAAGCCAGAGAATGTCTGCGGCAGCAAACCAAGAGAGTGTTCCTTTCGAAGAAGTAATCGCTGATTACTACGTGAAAAGAATCTCTAAATATAACGAAGCTTACCTAATTGACGGTGACGGTACTGGAACTGGTATTAAAGACCAAGTAACAGCAGCTAACGGTGCTACTTTATCTGCAGCTCCAGCAGCATTCACACTAGCTAATGCAGTAGAGCAAGCGTTAAACATCTTTGATGCAATCAACGAAGCATCTAAAGACAGAGACGATCTAATTATGATCATGTCTCCAGCTAACTTTAACACGTTACGTAGAGCATTAGTTGCACAAAACTATTACCACTATGACCAAGGCGACGGTAGATCTTTCGAATTACCAGGTGCTAACATTACAGTAGTAAAAACTTCAGGCCTTGTAGGTTCTGATTACGTAGCAGCAGGTCCTTCTTCAATGATTGTAGCAGGTACAGGTTTAGAAGATGACGCTTCAACAGTACAGTTCTTTTTTGACAAAGGACAAGATGTTGTAAAATTCATCGCTAAATGGAGACTCGGGGTCGCGGTATCTCAGGTAGATCAATTCGGTACAAACGGATTAGCATAATTCAATAACTAGGGCCTTCGGGCCTTAGTTTTAACTAAAAAAACAAAGTATAAACTATGGCATGTAGCAATTTAACAGCAGGGTTTACTCTAGATTGTAACGACTCTAACGGTGGTATTGATAAGATCTTTATCGCTAACGGACCAGTTGAATCTATTACACAATCCTCAGGAACTATCTCAGCAATTACTGTAGCTGGTTCAGCCCTTGTACCTGGTGACTTCTTTGATTTTGACGTTCCAAGACAAACTAGTTCATTTACCGAAACTATAAATGTATCTCAAGAGAATGGTACTGTATTTTATGACCAAGCTCTTACAATGATATTCAACAAAATGGAAGCTGCTAAGAGAGATCAGATTTTACTGATGGCTCAAGCAACTGATATGGTTGTAGTATTTAAAGACAACAACGATAAGTACTTTAGCGTTGGTGTTGAAAGAGGTGCATTCATGACAGCAGGTTCATCAATATCTGGTACCGCTTACGGTGACAGAAACGGATATGAATTAACAATTTCTGGAATGGAAGAATCTCCATCATTTGAAGTTACTGGTAGTATCGTCGAGGCTTAATAATCGACACTATTATATAAATAAGAAAGAGACCTTAACGGGTCTCTTTTTTTTTGAATTACAACTTGTAGTCTTTTTATATTTCTAAGTAGAAACACACATTATACAGTATGACGACAACGATAACAGCAGAAGAAGCATTCTTTTTCATTAATAATCCTACTTCAGCACTAGATCTTAACGACACATTCACGCTTAAGTCACAATATTCACAAGAAATACTAGTAACTGTAACATCTGGTAACTGGTCAATTGTTAGCGAGAATACAAGATACGCAGAATTTATGGTAGACTTACCAACAGATTTTGAAGATAAACACTATAATGGTTATTATACATGGGCATTAGGTCCTTATACTGACATTGTAAAAATAATTACAAAGCCTGGAGGTGATACTGGTACGGTTGATTATATCTCAGATAACGAGAACCGTGAGGCAGATACATACTTTAGACCAAATTATTAAAACATAATATGAGAAACACAAACCCAGAAGGATTATATAGTATTAAAGGTAGCAAATTCGAAGCGCTAGACTTACCTGTAATCCAAGAACAAAGAGGAAAAGACTACATTAAGTTCGGTATAGATAATCTATTCCCACAGCAACTAATCGGCTTATACGATAGTTCTGCAATGAATCATACATGTATTGACGCTATTAAAGATGGTATCTTTGGAGAAGGTATTGTAGACTATGGCGGAGAATACATTAATACTGATGGATATACTATTGACGAGATATTCTCTAGAATCAGTTTAGACTACACATTATTTGGTGGTTATT